TACACCACGCCTACCTCATGCCTAGCCCATGCCTAGTCATGCCTACCACATGCCTACCACATACCTAGTAGGCAGGGGGTTTCTATTATTAGCATTACCTATACCCATAGCATGATGTATTGTTCGTGTTATTGTACGTGGTGTGATACCATTCGTTCCTAATGATATAGGCATTTATCCCCATATTACCTGCCACGTACTCCCCCTATATATACCTACGTTTTTTAGCGTAGCGAGGCACGGTAGGCACGAATCCCTAATAGGAACATTTTCACACTATACAGTTAGGTTTATATAGTGTCGCAAGTGCACATGGAAAATATTAGAAATTTAAACGTTTATAAGAGAATTATAAATCTTTGTTAAAATTTAGAGAGGAGAGAGAAAAAATACAGGAGGGTTTATATTATCATTAGCCGTATAATACATGTGTACCGTACAACTGTCAGAAGTTATTTGTAACATTCGTCCTATTTCGTTACACTGTACGGTCCACGCGTTCGTACGTCCTTGGCAGGACTACACTTCGTTTTGAGGCCGGAAGCCTCATTACTCCCGGTGTCCCGTGGTTGGTTACCTTTAACAATCGGGGCACCACTTGATTTATATTGCCTATCAACCATATTACAGTAGGTAACATGAATTACGATTGTCAAATTTGCGGATATCCGTCTGCACACCAGATATGTACTCCGTGTACAAATGCCTACGAAAGGGGGATGCAATCACGTCAAGTGAAGTTAAATATCAATAAAAAGAAAAAAGTAGATATATATAGCATAAAATACAATATGGGTAAATATTTCACAAGTATGCGTTCACTGCCTGACGTAATCGAGATGAACACTCCTACGTATACGGATTACTGTGCAATCAACAACAAGTTACCCACACGCCCCCCTTACGAACAAGGTGATTCCCTGACTACTGTTAAAGGTGTCCCTATAGTGTTAGTAAATGATCGTGCTTATGGTTATGTTTTTAGAGATTCGTCCTTCGGACGATATGTGCCCTGATTTTAGTTTTATAATACTATATATACCATCTATATATACTCTGACCTTGTAGTATAAACATGCCAATGGATTTGAAAGACATAGTAAAAGAGTTAGAGATGGACGGTGAGTCTAAGGAAGTATTGTCGTTTGACACAGTGATAAAGATAATATCTGACGAAGATGAGGATATCATAGAGACAATGTCTGACATGCCTGCCTTGCCAAAATTATTAAGACAGGTACACAAGGCCGGTTTTTGGCATGGTGCAGAGTTCGGCAGACAGGTATTCCTAGAGATAATGGAAAATGATAGAAAGGTAGAAGTTCTTAAAAAATCAGAATCGATGGATTTTTGATAACCGCAAAGCTATTATAATGCGCAAACGTATTTAAAGCATGTTGATTAAGCTTAACCCTGGATTAAAATGTAAGGGATGTGACAAGAGAATGTCTATTGCCAGTGACAGAGCTGGTTCTGTTAACCTGGTATTGGTTGAAGACAAGCCTATACCAAAGGGTGACTTTGACTGTTATATAAACTGTGAACATTGTACTAAGGAACATGTAGGTTTTGGATTCATACGCAGTGGTGAATTCAAGGGTATACATGAATATAGAGAATTATAATCATGGAACCAAAAAAATTCCGTGGCTCCGCCACGAAGAAACCTGACGGAACATGGCATGTTGAATTAGATGATAATTTTAAACGACAACTTGACGACCTGTGCCCTGCTGACAAAGCAGAGATAGAATTGATTATGCAAGGCCTGCGAGACGGTAGTATAGACGTAAACGAGTTAGGTACACGTATGTGCAGTTACTGTGGTGAGCCTAATAACAATAAAGAAAGTGTAATGTGCGACAAATGCGCTAATGAGTTAAAATGAACTTAGACGGCCAAAGGATTTTGATTCATCAGATAGTGTTCTTGACCTTTGGTATTCTGTACTTTTCACAAAACGGTCATCCTCTCGACGAATAAACTTTCTTTCATACAAATTCCTGCATGGACCGCATAGTTCCTTGGTCCCCCTTAAAGTCACCTTACAGTAGTTACAAATAAAAGGTCGGCTGATGCCGACTAACACGGTTTTGGACGTATCCAGCCATGTGGCATGGTTACTACCCTCTTCCTGAGTTATTATATGATTTGCTATGTGCATTTCTATCCTCCAATGGCTTTACGTCTGATGGATTTAATTCCCAAGTGTCTACTGTGCATTTTATATTTCCGCATATGCCCCATGTGCCTCCACGTAGAGTCTTATTCGTTTGCAAACCACACTCAGGACATTTTATCATCTAGATGGCAACCCCACTTGTACGTCTTTTGCAAAGCAGTTGATACAAGTCTTGCTTTTTGTAAGTGGCATCTCTGCCTCGCATATCCAGCATCTTGTCATTTTCAATTTCCTTTTACCTCCTCTAACAATGCCTTGATTTTTAGAATATCATCAGGTAAGCCAATCAGGTATATTGGTGCTATCTGACCTGATATTTCAGTATTAGGTATTCTTAATGTTACGTTGTCTGATACATCAATTTTCATTTTCTACACCTCTCGCATTCTGGTTTTGATTTATCATCAAAATGAATTTCTACATTGCTTGCAAAGCAAACATGACATAAACCCATCATCTATATACCTCTCCCTGTTTGGCAGGTTTTTGAGCCATTTCTGACTCAGCCTGTTCGATAAGACTATCTAAAACTTTTAGCCTGTATTCTTTCATTTCTTTTGTGGTACCTATTTGACCTGGTAAACCACTTTGTAATTTTTCGCTCGATACTCTCGCTCTAACTTTTAACAAATCTGCGTGATGATCGGCTGCTAATTTTTCATCATTCCACATACTTAATATACGTCAATCACAAATATAAACGTATGGACATAGGCTCGCCTAATTTAGACAGATCCATTCCGTGCAAACTTTGTAGAAAAACAGCAGTGGGTGCTGGAGGTGGATGTTGTGCAGACTGTATGATTTCCATATTGCTTGAAACGCAAAGGAATAAATATCCGATAAGCATAAAGGAATTGGAGAAAAAATGGAAAATAAGTTAGACATGTTAGTCGAAGAAATAGAATTACTTTCCAACGTAATTACAAAACTTAATTTCGATATGGAAGGTTTGAAAGAAGACAACGACAAACTGGTTGAAGACAGGCCATTCATGGTAAGGCAGATCCAGGCAAATGAGAAGAAACTCTTCAAATATGCAAAAGAGATAGGCAAGAAAATGGAAGTAAAACATGGATTGGATGCAAAACTAAATGTTGCGCGAATGGAAGAAGAAGCAAAGAAGCCAAAAACAGGAAAAAAGAAGACAGTTACGGCAAAGAAAGGTAAAAAAGACGAAAACTTAAAAAAGACGAAAACAAACTAAATTGTTGCGCAACAAACTCTTATTTTCTTTAATTACTATTGTTATATTAATCGGTGGTGTTAATATTATACCTGCTGATGGTGATAGATTAGAGACTCTTAAACTTAGGCATAGTGAGGCCCCCGAGGTCTGTATGTTTGAACCTAATCCAGAGTTAGAAGCGGATAGAAAGTATAATTTTGAAGTAATAACCAGGGTATCGGTTGATATGTGGGTAGACGCATTGTCATACAAGTACCCTCAAGGCAATTGGGAGATAAAGATACATCCTACCGTGCCATGGGAAGAACATGTAAATGCAGATCGTTATGATTATCCTCATTGTAATATCATGATTTTATTTGAACCGATATCAGACGGCAACAGACTAGGCTATGCAGTCCCTGACTTTTCAAAGTCTTCACACAAACATATGATTGTAGTCGTTCACACATATGAGACAGTTCCTAACAGTATAACTTTCAATCAAGACGGAACTACAACAAGGGACCTAAAACCAATGTCATTAACTGTTATACAGGCAATATTGCAACATGAATTAGGCCATGCGTTCGGACTATTACATTACAACATATCAAATCCGTTAAGTCAAAATGAATTTGGAACAGATCGTTCAATGATGTATCCTGCTTTGAACAGTGAATCTGGTCTTATTCATATACAAGAACCTGAACTAATAATGATGGCAAAGATATATGGTGAAGACGGATGGGGTGGCCAAACACCTGTCTTGATGCCAAAACAATGTGACTTTATACATAACATACTCGTAAAATGTGATTGGTAGTCATATTTAAATACCTGGAACATACTATTGATACTATGGGTTGCGGATGCGGAGATTCATGCGAACTAAACACTGACGGTTTGTTTACTGTGAAGAAGACCAAAAAGAAAGAAGAAAAACTTAAAGACACAATATAATATCACACATTCTCTATACTACATTTTTTACAAAGCTATAGCTTAGGTGATTATCACCTATCACACTATCCGCTCTATACGAATATTAGTATAGTGTAGATAGAGTGATTAGTGATAGTTAGTAAGTTTAGGGAACAAACGATTTTGTAGTATAGTGAAAGTAAGATAGCTATATATTACCTGTTAACCATATATAATATATGATAAGATATAATCTAAATAAAAATGATCTGGCTAGAAGATCAGAATTGAAAAGACTAGACAATATCCTTGTAAAATTAATTTCCAATGAAATGGGTTTAAAGAAAGAGGATATAGCTGAATTTTTCTACGATACTAAAACCAGAAGGGATAATATCATAAGCGAATATAATGAATTTATTGTACGAGATATGTTCGTCTGTATGTACAAGTTTGCAATGGAGCCTATCCTAAAAGAAAAAAGAAGAATAGCACATAACAAGGCATCATCAAAATACAGAAAGGACAAGTTGGGAATGAATCCAAGAGATCCAGACTTTGTACCTCTAACAAAAGCACAACAGAATAAAAGGTATGCAGAAACTGAAAAAGGAAAGGTCGCTATCAGAAAAGCAAAAGAAAAATACTATACAAAGAAAGTAAAAAGGAAAAGACAAGCAGTTAAATCCAGATGGTGTTAATAACATTTAACATTATCTTTATATATCATTTATTAATATATAGTATATGCAAAATGATCAATGTGTAACTAAAGAAATTAATTCTTGTGATTGTGATAACTGTGATTGTACAGATCACAAAAATTGTGAATGTGACGACTGTCAATGTTGTTGCTAATCAGATAAGTTTATATTAGATGTTAGCCTATATAGGGGTGGCTGTCAGGGAATACCACCATGAGCGCGCAACGGGTATGGGTTGACGGTAACCCTCTTAAGCCACAAGACTAGAAAGAACGTCGATACGTCATCTAGTCAACCAAAAATTTTCCAAAAAAAACAAAAATTTTCGCAAAAATAAAAAAATTTTCCGCATACTTTAAATAAGCGAACAGACACTAATATATATGGGCTTTAAAGATAGGTTTACCAATGCATATAAAGCTTTAACGTCAGTTGACAAGGGATATACAGAAACTACGTCTAGACCAGCCATCATGCAGCCATATATGGCAACCGATACAGGAGCAAAACTACCAATTTTCCCTTTCCCACTTATAATGATCTACGAATTATCTGATAACGTGGATGCTTTGAGGATTTCTATTGAAACAATCAACAGAGAGATGTTTAAAAACGGTTTCGAGGTAGTTGAAAAGTACAAATACAAGTGTAATAACTGTGGAAAAGAGTTTGACGGCAAACCATCAGCAACTGATGCCTTTGATCGAAAGGAAGGTGCTCCATCAGACCCTGATACAGACAAGGCACCTGCTAGTCATGCTTCAAAAATACTAAAAAAAGCCTCAGTACCAGGCCCAAAAGAAGATGATTCACCACCACAATGTGATGAATGTTTTTCTGAAGATATTTCTCGTCCAAAACCAGAAAATCGTAAAATTTTACAGAAACTTTTTACAGATTTTGTCAATAATAACGACCAAACCATGGAAGATGTCGGCAGAATGATCGAAAGAGACCTGGAAGTCGCTGATAATGCCTATTTATTACTATTAAAGAACTATTACATTAATGATACTACTGGTAAGATTGATCCAATGAAGACTAAGATTAAAGAATTGATAAGAATAGATCCTCCCCAAGTTGCAATCATCGCAGATTCAGACGGCAGAGTAGGTTTTGACGATAAAAGAAACGCTGTGTATGTTTGTCCACGATTTGAACATAGAGATAAAAGGCTCTCCAAACCACACTGTGATAGGTGCGGTGCGGAAGCATTAAAAGCACTGTTAGAAGTTTCATCAGTGTATTCTGTAGGAGTACCTCAACCAAAAAGAGTAATTTATGCACAAGGAGAGGTTATTTGGGTTGCAGGAAAATATAAACCAGGATTAATTTACGGATTTTCACCAATTTATGCTTTATGGAGTAAAGTAATGTCATTATCTCATATGGATGAGTATATTAGAAAATACTTTGACAAAATGCGACCACCAAGAGGACTTTTGGTCATCGCATCAAGAAACTATGAGACTTTTAGAAAATCATGGAGTACTTTGGAGCAAAGAGCAACTGAAGATCCTTATATGGTACATCCTTTGTTGGTAGAATCAGATAAAGGCGGAAGACAGATGGCACAGTGGATTGATTTCACGGGGTCACTAAAAGAATTACAATTTATAGATATTAGAAGAGAATTAAGACAGATTATAGGTGCAGCATATGGAGTATTGCCATTATACTTTGGAGAACTTCCATCAGGATGGGCTAACGAAGGCATGCAAGTAACTATTACTAACAGACATATCAAATGGTCACAAGATTTCTTAAAAACACATATATTTGACAGGTTGGCAAAAGAATTACAAGTAACTGATTGGAGTTTAAAACTTAGAGAAGGTGAAGAAGCAGATCAACTCAGAGATCTCGAAATAGAAGCACAAGAGATTCAGAACAACGCAACATTACAACAAATGGGATTCGATGTTAAGAGAACACACACAGGAGAATGGGTTGTTGGAAAAGAACCAACGTTTGAACAAGTCATGTTGCCTGAAATGGTTGCACAAGAACAAGCAGCAGAACTTGGAATGTTACCACAACAAGCAGAGCCTGGTGGACAGAAGCAAGGAAGAGGAAACTCTACAACAGGTAACGGTGAACGAACTGCAGGTTCCAAACAAGGAGGTCCTATGAACAAGCGCCCAAGTGATCCTGGCGGTCAAGGACAAGGCAGTCCAACAGCAGGAGGAAAGCAAAGATCCGGAGCATTCAACGCATCACAGAAATCCATAGGACACACAGAAGATTTTTGGGTTAGGAAAATAACAAAAGAGACTGACCTATCAGTAGATGAAGCTAGAAATATCGTAAAGACATGGGAGAAGGAATACAAAAAATCCGGAACCATTTATTTCCCAACAACAGTTGAAGAGGATGAATTATCACCAGGATTAGCAGAAACAGTACAAAGAAAAAAGAAATCAGGCAAAACAAAATACATAATGAGACAGGAAGGAATGCCAGATATGAGTCCTAGAATAGAAGAAGAAGTGAAAAAAACATTTGATGATGAATTAGGGGACGAAGAAGAGACATCAGATACTGATGTATGAATATAATGCAGAAATAATTGACGTCTACGACGGAGATACTATGACATTTTTAGTTGATCTTGGTTTTTCAATCACAGTCAAAGAAAAGTTAAGATTGGCAGGAATAAATACACCAGAGGTAAGAGGACCAGAAAAAGAAAATGGCTATAAAGTTAGGGATTATGTAAAAAAATTAATACTTGGAAAAAAGGTAAAAATTAGAGTTTACAAAAAAGGAAAATTTGGCAGATATATTGCAGAAGTAATTCTACCAGACGGAAAAAATCTTACCAAACATTTGATTGAAAAGAATATGGGTAAAGAGTTCATGAAAGATGAATACTAGTGCTAATATATATAAAGATAATAACAATTATATATAGGATGAACGTATATATTATGTATGGCCAAGAGTAGAAACACTAAAAAATCTAAACAAACAACTGCATCTCAGAAACCACCAGGACCAAACGATGACGTGTATCGTTCAATTAGATTTAAATCAGATATAAAAACACTAGTGGTAAGAACCGAACTTGGATATGATATGGTGTTTGAACTTAATCCACAAATCAGAGTCAATCCATATGAAGGTTCAGAAAACGGGACACCTAAATTTCAATCATCAATTATATGGAATCTTAAAGGCGTAAGGCCAAGAGGAAGCACTCTTAAACAGAATGAGATTGAAAAATTAATAACAGAAAGATCAGTACTACCAATGGAAATGGATTGGGATGTATGTCAATTAGGTTTTGTATATTCAAACGCAAGAGATCCTAACAATCATAGATGGTGGTTAGAGACATTAAAATCTGGACAAAAGATGGGAGAATTCACAAGTCAACTTTCAGAATATCCATTAGATATTACATCAACCGCACCTATCGGATCTAGATCATGGTTTGACGGAATCCATCACGGACGGTTTACATTTGCAAAGGACAGTATAAAGGATGCGAAAGAAATAAACAAAGGTCATGTATTTATTGAAGGTAACGGCAAAGGTAGAATAGGTGACATTAAAGGAAATGTAGAAATACCTGAAAATACTTACAAAGTAAGATTACGATTTGATATCAGAAAAGATCATTGGTATATAGAATTTGTAGATCATACAGGCAATCAGATTGGGGAATCTATCACAAGCACAAATATCAAAGCAGATGCAAAATTCAAGGGACATATACTAGCAGATCCAAACAGACCAAAGGTATCAGGTATGATATTAGCAGAAGATATAATAGCAATCAAATCAGATCCGCAATTGACTATGATTAAAGGTAACATTTAAACGTAACTAACACATTAGATATATTATGATCTGGGATAATTTTATCAAAGGATTGAAAAAATCATTCAGTGGAGATGATCACTTGAGAGAACTAAATACATGTTCTATGTGTGGTAAGAAAAGTTTCTTCGAAAAATGTTTAAAATGTGAAGTGGATGAGGCATACAGAGGCTGGGAGAAGAAACAGAATGAAAAATAAGAAGAAAGATCCTTATGAATATATAACACCAGATAATTTTGATATGGTTAGGCAATGTCTAATGCAGGGGCTACACTCTAAAGATCCAAAATCAATAGTAGAAAGCATGAAGAAAGTAACAGATATACCTGCTGATGCTATAGAAGCAATAGTTAGTCAGGAAATAGGAGGCGCATTCGACGCATGGCAGGAACAGAATGGCTGATAAGTTAGACGTAAATACAGGTGGAACTGCCGCAGGTAACAAAATATGGGATATGCATCAGAAAGATGAACAGAAACATGTTAATAATCATAAAGAAGGATTCTGTTGGAATTGTGAGAAGAAAAAAGCAGTTTCAGCAACAATGTTTAACGTCTGTGCCCACTGTAGAAGAAATAGAGGTCCAGAATTCACACTTGTAACGTTAGCAGACAAAGGATGGGACTTGTGTATGTTCTGTGGAAAGTATTCATGGGATATAAAACAAATTAATGCTAGATTGTGTTATAGTTGTCACGGCAGAATCAGAGAGAAGTTACGTGATTTCAGAAGAGCAGGAGGCACTACTAAGGTAGATCCGTTTTGGAAGAGTATGCGTAGAAACCTAGGTAAAGATTATTTGTTTAAAGAAGGTTATACCAGAAACTTTAGAAAGTAATTATTTTATAGGATTTATTATAAGATTTAACCTGGTTGTTATATTATCATATAGGATATATCCATTAACATTGAATTTTCTTTTATTTTTAAACCCCCTTTGTAATTTTCTTGCTATTGCAAATGAATTTTCCACTTCTTGACCTGAAAATATAACTGAATTTGTTTTTGGATCAACTTCAACTGAAACAACTGGTTCGAATTGATCTTCATATTTCTTAAATGCCTTCTCACCTTGATCAAAATATACCAAAGATTTGGAGAAATCCGGCTTATATCCGGCTGCATTATCTTTATTATCAGCAACTAAAACTATACTTTTCTTATTAATCCATAAAGCACATAAATGATTCTCTGTAACTGTATCTTGTCCTTTAGGATATATTAACATGTAATCTTCAAGCGTATCATATAAATATACCGATGCGTTGGTCATAAAGATAATATATGGGACTTGATATATAAGAGTATGGGATATAATGACTGTAAGAAATGTGGAAAATTAATCTCTAGATACTCAATGGATAGAGAGACAGATCATGAAGTAGTAAGACATTACGAGTTCAAACTGTGTTGGGGTTGTGGATACTTTACAATATATCCTAATATTCATGACGATTTCACTGTTTCCGTGATGAGAGATAAATCATTGATACTCACACTCATTGAAGATAAATTACTGAAACCAATTCTTTAAATATAAATCACTGATAATATATCATATGGAAGGAGTAATAGGAGACATAGCAGCAGGAATAGGATTGTTCGTAGTGTCAGGTGTCTCAGCATATATTTTAAATTATTTTAAGAATAAGAAAAAGGCTATACAGGATAATGAAAAACGTATAGATGAATTGAATGATAGATTAGAAGAAATAGATAGAAAATGCAGGCATGACTCAATGAGAGTGCGCAAGGCAATTATAATATTATCTAAGAGATTAGACAGCAGTTCAGAAAAATTACATCCAAAAGCAGGAAAAACTGCATTTGAGGAAATTACAAGAGATATATTGACTGAGGACTACTGAAAAACTTAAATACGCCATCCACGTGAACTGAGTATGGTATTCGAACAAGCAGGTCGTCTAAGATATCACGCCTTATGGGCATATGTGGGTATCGTTGCTCCAGCATTCCTATTGGATAAACTGCCATTGACAGATATTCAAGGATTAGCAGCACTTCTAGCACCAATAGCATTGGTATTAGCAGCAGACGTAGCAAAAAATAGAAACGCAGTAACCTCTCCTTAGACAAATTTTTCACTTATACTAAGGTAGGCTCTCGTCTTTTTTATAGATATTATTATATAGGATGAACACATTCTAATTATTATGGTAGAACGATTGTTTTTCTCCAAACTGGTCACCAAAGACTTAACTGCCGTCGAGAGCAATAGAAGATTATTTGAAGGGGTGCTAACAGTTGAAATGAAAGATAGACAAGGTGAAATCACAATACGTGATGAATTACTGAAAGTACTACCTATTTGGTTAGCAAGGGGAGGACCTATAACAGACACACACTCTAACAGAGTAGTAGGACAAGGAATTAATTTCGGTTCGACTAGCATAGTAGGTGAGTGTGGTAAATCATATCCAGCAATTACAATACAGGGTGAGATTTATAAAGACTATGAATTAGACAATGAAATCTGGGGTGCCATAAAATCAGGCAAATATAAGGGACTTTCTTTTGGCGGAGCCACTAAATCAAACAGAACACCTATAATGCAAAAAGACGGATCAATGGCATATTCTTTAAAAGACTTAGAACAATATGAAGTAGCCGTATGTGAAGAACCAGCAGTACCACTTGCATTAATTACCCAACATAATGAGGTAGCAAAAGCAATGGCAGGAGATGTAAAAGAAAGAGGTGACGGAACAATGTGTATAAGATGTGATAAATTTAAATGTTATATTGAAAAAGATTCATTAGTTAAAATAGAGGATGACGAGGATGACAATACTCAAGTAACCGTATTAGATGAATGGAAGAACGAGACTCATCCGGATAAAAATGGCAAGACTGAAGGTATTAGAACAACCAAAGGAGATGACACTTATTCAGATACTAGAGGACCAAACACACCAAACAAAGATGAAGATGCAGAAGCATTGGAGAACAACAGAGGAGAACCACAGGAAAACGGGGCTACCTATCACGGAACATCAAAAGGAAGAACACATACATGTGACTCAGAAGTAGCAGAAATTAACAATGTAGACGTAGGAGATAAGCCAACAGGTATACCTAAAGTTCAAGCAATGGACAAAGACGATGATGAAATGTTAGAAGAAGCAGACTTGAAAGAAATTGAGAAGGAAGATAACATAGAACCAAAATATGGAGAAGACAATAAAGATAGATATGGTAATCCAATGCCTAAAGTAATGAGAAAGAAGCCTTCTGCAGTAGATACAGCACAAGACAAACAAGGAACCAGACATAGTACAAGTCAGTCACCACAAGGTCAAATACAACCAAGATCATCACCTAATATGTCACCAGGACAACTAAAAAGAAGACAGGATGAATTAGCTGGAACAACGGGAGGAGACAAAGTAGGAGGTAAAAAGATTAAACCACGTGCAACCGTAACACATGACCGTGAGACCGGGCAGACTACTATTGACAGTTCTAAATTAAGAAGAGGATCAATGGGTATAACAACAGTACCAACAGAGAGATATATTTCAAATATAACTCAAAGTGTTACTAGAACATTAGATGTATTAAACTCAATATTGAAAATTAAATTACAAACTACTAAACCAATAACATCAAGAGAAGGAGGTAAACATGGTGTGAAGCAACCAATTGTAGGAAATAGAAAACTAGGTAGAACAACTGAATCAGAGACACCAGGAAATGTCAATCCTACAAAAGAAAACATGGAACATGGCAGTGTAGGAGATGCTTCAGTCAGTCATTATCAGGCAACTCATTTAGATCCAGATTTGGCAGAAAAATTAGCATATAACAAAGATTACAATACTGATGAAGTTGTAAGAGAATACGACGATTCAAAAAAAAAGCTAGAAAATAAAGCAACAGGAGAAGCACCGTATACAGAACCAGGTAGAGGTGGTTTTGCAGGCAGAGAGCCAGGCGAGACTTGTGATACTAACGAATCAACATCAATTCATAATGTAAATCAGCCTAAACATGTAAATGAACCGTATGATGACGAAGAAGCAGAAGGAGTAAAGAAAGATCATATAACCAACACTCCTAGTGATGGAAAATTAGGATCTAAAAATCCATTTAGAGTACCAGGTGTAAGTCCAGGTGCTTCAACAGAATTTTCACGTATGGGTGGTAACGATGAAGATGATCAATCATGGCAACGAGAGTTCCCAGCTAGTAATAACCATGGACGAGGTTATATGAAAGAAAGTGATCAAGGATTAGATGATACTAAACATGAATATAGACATATAAAAAACCCAACTAAAAATCCACGTTCAGATGGATCAGACGTTCATAATACTAAGAGACAAGGAGGGAAAGTACTTGGCCAAAATAAAAATCCTTTTGCACGAATGGAATGTTCCGAACAGTCATATCTTAATGCAGGTCATGGTAATGTAGGAGATAGTTCAATTAGAGGTGTAGTACCTAAGTTGAGACGTAAAAATGACAGAGCCATGACGGCAAACAACGCAGAAGACGGAGTTAACGGCAAGATGAGACTAGATAACGATCCACCAGCAGAGGCACTAAATGAAGATACAGAAGTAGAAAAGAAGGTACAGACTGGAGACTATGGAAACAACTCAATAGATGTGGAAGGTAAGAATATAGACGCAGAGATAAATCCAGGTGCAAGTCTAAAAAAAGATACGGCTATAATGGATCCAGGAAGCGGCTCAGGAGGCATCAGAACCGGGGCATCCTATGATAATGCTCAACAAGATACAGGTCAAAAAGACAACCCACGTAAGGTAGAAGAAGAGGAATACTCAGGCGAGGAAGACAGAGGTAGTTTGAATCCAAAATATGCAGGAGAAGAAGATACTGTTACTGGAGCAAGCAGAGGGAATTATAATAAAGCAACCTTGATTTTGAATGATTTGCTTCTACAATTAAAGAAATAGAAATAATCGTTATACTTATATATATCAAATTCAGTATATAAAGTAACAACATGACTGACGAAAAAGAATATAAAGACGATGAAAAAGTTGAAGAAAGCAAAGAAGAATCAAAAACAGAGAAATCTGCATTTGACTCCTCATTGCAAGCATTGACTGAAACCATCAAAGGATTCGACATCAATGGTCTTAAAGACGAAATCCAAGGTATTAGCAAAAAAGTTGATACTTTTGATTCCAGAATTAAAGCCATGGAAGAACCAACC